TTTTTTTTTTCAAGCAGAAGACGGCATACGAGATCATGCCTAGTCTCGTGGGCTCGGAGATGTGTATAAGAGACAGTCATACTGCAACAATCACGCAGCTATGGGCCGATGGAAAATGGCAAAAATATGATAAAGAAACTTTTGAAAAATTAGTAAAGGATGCACAGCTTATTGAACTAGAGGATGAACCAGAGGATGAAGTAGAGGATGAAATAGAGGATGAAATAGAGAATGAAGTAGAGGATGAAGTAGAGAATGGAGTAAAGAATGAAGTAGAGGATGAAGTAGAGTCATGGCCCCCAGCCAAAATTTGAGCCGGAGAATGAGTCCAAGGATACATTAGAGAACGACAAATGAGTGACGAGCTTTTAACATCGCTCCGTGAGTCAATTTCAGAAGGGCTGAAAAGTCGTACTCTAGGGCGGTGTTCTAAGTGGGCAAGTCACAGGCGCGTTATGGGGGGTGATTTTGCGGGCTCTTATGGTTATAAATACCACCCCTGGGTACGTGATATACATGACTCTAAAGCTGATTTCAATACAATGATGAAAGCTGCTCAAATGGGCATGACTGAAATTGCAATAAATATAGCATTTTACATGATCGATGTATTAAAGAAAGATGTTTTATACGTTCTCCCAACCGAGAAAAATGCGAGCGATTTTGCGAAAGCAAGATTTAATGTAGCTTTACTCTATAGTTCATATTTGAAGCAAATTTTTACGGATACAAATACAATTGCATTAAAGCAGGCCGGAGGAATTACACTTTATATTAGGGGGAGTCGCGGTGATTCTAATCTCAAATCGGTTCCTGTATCCACTTTGATTTTAGATGAATTAGATGAAATGGACCAAAAACAAATATGGTTAGCTTTGGAGCGACTGTCAGGACATTTAGAGAAATCAGTATGGGCTATTTCAACTCCCACAGTACCAAAGTATGGTATTCACAAGCTATATTTACAAGGAACACAAGAGCATTTCATTTTTGAGTGTCCCCATTGCAATAAACACACTGAGTTACTTTGGCCCGACTGTATGGAGATTATTGGCGAGACAATTACGGACCCAAGGATTAAGGAAAGCTATATTAAGTGTAAAGAGTGTGAGCATAAGCTAGAACACGAAAGTAAATTAGAATTTTTGAAGAATGGAAAATGGGAACCAACCGTAAAAACAGACGGGTCACACAGGTCTTGGTATATTAATCAACTTTATTCTTATACTGTAATGCCAGAGGAGATCGCTTTAGCACATTTTCGTGGCCTTGGAGACCAGGCGGCGCAATCAGAATTTCACAATAGTAAAATAGGGACGCCGTTCATTCAAGAGGGCGGACAAGTAGTGGAAGAAGAATTAGAAGATGCAATAGCAAATTACTCTAAAAATGATTTGAATCTTAAACCAACTATTGGGGGCGACCGGATCATTACAATGGGCATCGATCAAGGTAAACTAAATCACATAGTTGTATGCGAATACTTTTTTAGTGAATTTAGCTACGATATTAATGCTGCTGCTTTTTGTAAAATACTATATGAAGGAATTTTGCCTGGAAGCGACTTTAATGAACTTGATAGATTTATGAGAGATTACCAAGTTTTAGCCTGCGTTATTGATGCAGACCCAGAAATTAATGAAGCGAGACGTTTCAGTCGGCGCTTCCCCGGCTATGTTTGGCTCTGTCGTTATCGTAGAGGCTGTGCTGGCCGGGAACTCAGCATCTCAGAAGAAGATGGCGGGGCTCCGATGTTAACTTGTGATCGCACGAATTGGTTAGATGCTACACTCGGTCGATTTCATACTGGAAGAATTCAGTTACCAAGAGATATTAGCTTAGAGTTCAGAGCACACATGAAGAATTTAGTTAGAACTTACGAACGAGATGAGAATAATAATCCTAAAGCTTCTTACATTTCTGTGTCCTCCTCAGACCACTTCGCGCATGCTTTAAACTACTCTGAACTAGCTCTACCTTTAGCCGCTTCATTAGTTAGTAACCGGAATGTGGAGAAATTTCTTTAATCCTTGGGAGAGGTAAATGACTGATAAGGAACGATTAAAAAAGTATAAAGAATTAAAAATTCTTGAAACTAATGATGTTAAAGTTTGTTCTAAATGTCTGGAAATTAAAAACTTAGAAGAATTTTCATTAAGCTACAGTGGTAGAAAAGGTACAGCATAAAGAAACTCCTACACCCCATAAGTTGCCTAATAACCCTTTTAGTACATATATGGAACTAGTATGATGGCTGAAAATAAATTTAGAATCATTGATATACGGCATCCTTCAGTATCTTACGATATGGAATCTTGGGGCGAGTGGCGTGCCTGCTATGATGGAGGTTACTATTTTGTAGAACAAAATTTGCAGAAGTTTTCAGCCCGGGAGACGGACCAAGACTTTAATAACCGTAAAATACTCAGTCCAATTCCAACGTATGCTAAAGCCGCTGTAAATGATATCAGGAATTCAATCTTCCAACGCACTGGTGATATCATCCGTAAGAACGGCAGTCAAAACTATATAAAGGCTGTAACAGGTGAAAACGGTGGAGTGGATATGCGTGGTACAGGAATGAATGCATTTATCGGGGTTGGTATCTTAACAGAGCTACTGGTGATGGGCAAAGTCGGCATTTACATTGACGCGCCTGCATCACGAGGTGAAACACTTGCAGATAGTGAAGGAGCGCAGCCATATTTGTACAAATATGCGGTAGAGGACATTTTGTCGTGGACATGCTCGAAACCAGAAAGTCCAACGGAGTTTCAAGCTTTATTATTACGGGATACGGGAATTAATTATATTTCACATGAGGTCGCAGCAATAGAGCTACCAAATGGTGAATACACACGCTACCGCCTCTTGTGGATTGACGAAACGGGTTATGTTAATATACAATTTTATGATGAAGATGGCGAACCAACTGATTCAGATGGGAATGAACAAGCGGTCCCGACTCCAGTGATTCTTGGGCTAACGAAAATTCCATTTGTATTACTCGATATTGGTGACAGTCTCCTGAAAGATATTGTAAATCACCAAGTTGCATTGTTAAATTTAACATCAAGCGATGTAGCTTACGCATTGAAGGCGAATTATCCTTTCTACGTTGAACAGTCTGACATGCGAGCAGTTGGCGACCACCTTAAGCACGGAGTTAATGCTGATGGTACTGCTACCACTGGTGGACAAAGGGCTATGGGACGCGAAGCAAATATAGGTCCAACACACGGACGAATTTATGATCTTCGCGCTGAGCGACCAGGATTTATTCATCCATCTTCTGAGCCACTGGAGGCATCACTTAAATTGCAAGAGAAGCTTGAAGATGACATTCGTAAATTAGTGAACTTAGCTGTACAAAATAAAGTTGGTAGGCGTGTTACATCTGCTGAAGCCGCAAAAATGAGCGATCAAGGCTTAGAAGCGGGACTATCCTATATTGGATTGGTACTTGAAAGTGCCGAACGTAAGATAGCTAAATACTGGGCGGCATACGAAGAGCGGCAAATAAGCAAACAACAAATTGCTACAATCAAGTACCCCGAGCGATATCGTCTAAAAACCGATGCTGATCGTATCGTTGAGGCTAAAAAACTTGCAGAATTACTACTTACTATTCCAAGTACAACAGTAAGACGTGAAATCTCAAAAGATATCGTAACTGCTTTACTTAGCGGAAAAGTTAGCGCAAATACAATAAACAAAATTTTCAAAGAAATTGAAAAAGCAGATTATACAACCAGCGATCCAGATATTATTATTCGAGCAAAAGAAGCCGGTCTCTGCGGCGATCAAGTTGCTTCAATAGCTTTAGGGTTTAAGGACGGTGAATATCTACAAGCTCGAAAAGATCACGTTGATAGAGTGACTAGAATTTTATTAGCGCAAACAGCCGCACAAGATAATCCACAAGCTAGAGGAGTAAATGATCTTTCAACTGACTCTCAAGAAGGAAAAATTGAAAAATCACAAGCTACTGATACAACTCTTAGTGATACGACAAAAAAACCTGTACGCGGTAAAGGAAATAAATAATGGCACTCGTAATTAAACAAAGCAAAACAAATTTTTGTGTTGGGATAGGCTCTGTTGGCGCTACAGCAGCACGACTAACTAATATATCTTTTAGAGCATTAAAAAGTGTTTATATAAAATGTACTGCTGGTACTATTTATATTGGGGCCAGTGGAAGTGTATCAGATACTACTGGTTATCCATTAGTGGCAGCAGGTGACAATGCAGTTGAAATTGCTATCGATGATCCAAGTAAAATTTGGGTCATTGGAGATGCCCCAGCACAAACTTATAAATGGCTTGCGAGTTAGATATCATGTATAGTTATTATGGTACGCTCATAGAAGCAAATGAATTTTTTAGCCGCCGCCTCCACGAGGAAGCGTGGTATAATGCGGCAGCTAATGATCGTCCTAAAGCTCTAATAAAGG